TAAACAACAGATACACAGCTGATGTTAGAGGAGCTTATACTATAAATGTTGCTGTACCTTTTGAAATTAATAATTATGGAGGCCCAGACCCAACAAGAACAATTGGTATTCAAGTTATTAAAAATGGTACTACAGTACTACAACAATTTAACAGAAGAATACCTGGTATTAGTAGTGGTACTATGAACTTAGGCCCATTTCAAGCTACATTAAGTCAAGGAGATTATATTGAAGTTGAAATGTTTGGAGATGGTTTCTCAGCAGCAGAAACTATAGGAGTTAAAGCTGGATTAAACACTTGGTTTAAAGTATTTGGTCCTCCATCTACTGAATTAGGAATTGTTAACATGGGTTTACAATTTCCTGAGGATTTAAAAATACTTGACTTTATTCAAAGTTTAACTTACAAATATAATTTAGTTATTGAACCTGTTAAAGGTGAAAGAAACTTATTAAGAATTGAACCATTCAATGATTGGGTTGACCAAGGTACTATAGTTGATTGGACTAATAAAGTTGATAGAAATGTTAAATGGGAAATAAGACATCCATTAGGAGATCAACCTAAAGAAATACTATTCACTGATGAATTAGATGAGGATGTTATTAACCAATATCAGAATAAAACAGCTGGTAATGTATATGGTGAATACAATTACTATTCAGATTCAGATTTAACTGAAGGTACTAAAACTATTAAAACAGTATTTGCAGCTACTCCTGTAAAAGGAATTCAAAATGGTTACACAACTGTTATTCCTCAATTAGGATCTTGTTTAGTGATTGTAAATTGATCCCAACTTGCACTTGTGTTAACTGTGTTAGCTGAACGTTGTGGTCTTAAAGTAACAGTATAATAATCCCAGTTTTGTGAACTAAAATCAAAGTTACCATTGTTAGTAATATTTTGAGGTCCAATTCCTAAATGTAATAAAAATGAACCTGATGATTGTGAACCTGAATTATTAGATCCTGTTTGTACTGTTGCTACAGCAGACCATAATTGGGCTTTTGATGTTCTTGGTCCTCCATAATAAACACTATTATTAGGGGCTTCATTAAAAAATGATTCAGTATAAGCTAAAGCACCCGTATAATATACGTTTAAATCAACAGCATAAATGTCTTGTGCCACTGTCGTGCTTCCATTAAGTGCCGCGTTTATAGACGATATAGTAAGGTAATCTGTCGGTCTAGCTGATTGTGAACGTGGTGCATCTGTTAATGCTATATTTCTAGTAAATGAGGCAGACGAGGGAGTAGTTTGGGGAGAATAAAATGAACTTGTATTCCAATTCCAATCTCCACTATTAGGATCTACTATACCGTTTATTAAATAATAATAAGCAGTACTGCCCGTCTGTGCTGGACTACCTGTTACATTGTTTACTATACCATTATAGACGTTAACAGACGAGGATACTGATGTACCATATTCCTCACCAAACGCAACTTTAAAGAATTTAGCTGTGTTTTGGTTTTTATAAAATATACCATCAACACCCATATTAAATTGTTCAGTATCATAAGACAAATACTGTGGTACAATTCTACCTAAATTAAATACACCATAACCTGAAGGGTTAGGTTGTTGTTTAATAGTTGTTAATGTTGTATTTGTTCCGTCTCTAAGTACTGATATATACTGGTATTGAGCTGAACCAGTGAATGAGGAAGTAACTTCCCATAGCATATCACTGCTTGCTAAATTTAATTGGGCTGCTGTTTGTGTTATTAAAATACTCATTGAATTTTTATTTTGACGTCATTTACTAAGGTATTTCTTGCTGCATCATCTAATGCTTTATTGAATATACCTGGTAAATCTTGACTTACTACTTGGTTAAATGCTGGTTGTATAAATGGTTTTGCTTTATATCCTTTTTGGTTAATTGCTCTTGTTATAAAGAAGGCAGCTTGTTTTTTAGTCATACCTTCATAAGGAGTGATACCTTTAATAGCAATCCATCCTTCAATTTTATTTCTCCACGTTTGTTGAGGGCCTCCTTTAGTACTTTTACCTCTACCAGCATCTAAAACAGGACCATAAGGTAACATTGTAATTACTACTTCAGGTCCTTTAGGAGTTTCTCTAACTACTGACTGTATTGACCTTGACAAATTACCAGATGATCTTCCTACTACACGGTTTAAGTTTGCCTGTAGAGCTTTAACAAGTTGATTTCCAACCTGTTGAAGCGCACCTGTGAATATTGTACTAAAAGTTCCAGCCATTATGGTAATTTAGGGAAGTTACAAAAATCTAATGTTCCGTAAGTGTTAACTGTAATGTTTGCATTCCATCCTGCTACACGGTCATTAAATGACTCATATAACGGAGTAATATTGTTTAATACAATAAATTCTTCTTGTTGATATGAACCTAAGTTAAGGTAAGCAATAATGTCGTATATATAAACTTCAGTTTGTGATTGTAATTTCAATACATCAGTATCAGTTAACTGAGGTACATCCATCATTATTAATTCAAAGTTAAGTGCACGTGCACCTGATACTCCATTTGCATTTAAAATCATACCTTGTGAGGTTAATGGTCTTAAAAATGCTAATGGGTATTTAACGTTTTGTGTTAAACTGTCTAAACGGTCGATTGAACCTTCACCAAACGAGTTTATTGCTAAATGTTCGTTGCAGGCAGTTCTAAACTGTTCAACAATGTATTGATATGAAGGAAAATCAGCCATAATTAACAGTTACAATCCTCTGTAGGAGGTAATTTATCTAAAATTGTTTGTAATTCGGTTTCACTTAATTCAAACATAGCCTGTAATGCTGGGAATGTCAAATCGTGCTTGCGTGCCTGAATTGATGCCTCTAATGAGGTTAACTCTGCTTGTTTAGTCTTTTTAGTTGTTGCTTTTGATACTCCAGCACCATCAGCTACCTCAAATTCGTTATTTTCTAAATTGTCCATATTGTTGTTGTGTTAGTCGGTCTTGTTCTCTATTGTAATCAAGACTAATTGATAAATAGTTTAGTGCGAATATAAAATTTAAGTCAGTAATACATTTGTCTCCTGTAATTGAAAGGATATTGGTTTTGCTGAGACCATAAATTGTGCCAAACCATCCCCAATGCTCAGCAAAAGTTGTTCCATCTCTTTCTCCATCATCATCGTCGTTTCCTTGCTGTTCGGAGTTAAAGAGAGTAGCGTATTTTTTAAGTACTCCGTTTTTATCAGCGTAAAAAAAAACAACGCTCCTAATAGATATTTTACTGGAAATTGTTCAAATACTTCAGCATCAACAGGTAGATCATCTGAATTATAAGGTTTAATCTTATAATACTTAAATAGATCTTCTGTTTTACCTAAAGCTAATTTAACTCGTGATTTTAGTTTCCACTGAAATGTATCGAATTTGTTAGTAGTAACTTCACGATACATTAGTGCCATTAATTGAGATAGGTTTTCATTAACGTTTCTACATAAGTTTTCTATATCAATGTATTCACCTAATGTCATTTTAGACAATGTAGAAAAACCATATGTTTTACCTTCAAACTCAATTAACGGATAAAATTCAGGTTTAGTACTATTAAGTAAATCTGTAATTTGATCAGTAATTTTAGCAACCTCATTTCCTGTCCATCCACGTACTGTATTAACATCATTTTTAGTTAATATAGCAATACGAGTAAGCATTTGTTCTGATTCAGTTAAATGCTCAAGTGATACAATTTTCTTGTAATCACTGATTGAAATATATTCTGGTAAATTAATATTCATTCTGTAATAAATATTCGTATTGAACGTTTTTGATTTTAAAAAGAAACCCTCCTTTTTTAGGGGAGGGTCAATCAAAGGATACTATCCTAAGGGAGGTTGTTATGCTGTTTTCTCGAAAGCGTTACATTGATAAATATGGTGTGAGGGGGAATAAATTTATGAAAGAATAGAAGCAAATACTGCGGACCCCCTCATTATACACCATATTAAAGAAACAAACGATTGGGCAAAAATAATAATGGCAGTAACTAAAAACCCAACTGTCGGATATAAATATACGTTATTCGGTTGGCGTAGCCAAGCTATCCTTAAGATTTTTTAACTGTTCTTTAATTCCACACCACAATAAAAACTTAGCATATAATCCATTTTCCTCTAAAAATTCAATTGCTAATTTTTCTTCCTCACCTTCAGAAAAGATGTCTTGTGTTAAGTTTTCCTCTACAACTGTAAGTGTTAATTCATGTTCTGATAATGTAATTTTGCTGTCAACCAATTGTTGTGGTGGTTGATCTGATTTAAATTCGAATCCCATATTAATTATATTGTTTTTGTTTGTTTGCGTTACCTATATAAATTTTTGATTTGCTGAATGCTTGTTCATTGCGTGCTAAATTAGCTAACATAATAGCATCTACTATATCATCGTGTATTCCATTTGGGTGTGTAAATGATATATTACCATTAGCAGCGTATTTAAATGTATATGCTGACATTTCATTAAATACTTCTGGCATCAATTGTTTACTTGGTAATTCAACTTTACCTTCCTGAATATCATAAATCAGTTTACGTACACCTTTAGTTTTACTATCTTGTGTTGTAGTAAATCCTTGTAGTTTGCGAATATGTGGTTTCAACAATTCATACATTGCTAAACCTATTCCATTTGTTTCACAAAATCCTCCAACGACATTCCACTTACGGCATTCAAATACGATATCTTTTCCAAGTTCCTCAAAAGTTCGTCCGTTAGCACGAATAATTTTTTCGACTCTTCCGGATTCGCTTTGGATAACGAGAACTGTAAAATCGTTAGATATACCTGTATCGACTCCAATATAATATCGTTCACTTCGGTTTGGTATTCCCCATTCATCTAACATACATACTAAATCTAGATTCGTAAATACATCATTTCCAGCATCAGTAAATTCAGCTAAATACTCTTGATAATAAATTTCACGTGGTAGTGATTTATGTTGTTCTACAAGGAAATCTTTTGAAACATATGGGTTATCCCGACTAATACCTTTAAATGATATATAGACGTTATTTAATGTGTTACCACGTACAAAATACTCATAGAACCAGTTTTTAGATTTAGGTGTAGATATGATTAAACATTTCTTACCAATTGCAGTTAATGTAGGCATTACTGCTTGTTCAATTGCATCTTGTTTAACGAATGCTGCCTCATCTATTACTACATAATTAAAACTAAAACCGCGTATAGTATTATAATTATCAGTGGATAAAAATTGTAGAGTAGACCCGTTAACAAATGTGATTGTAAGGTCTGCTTTATTTTGTTTAGTAATGATTGTATTAGCCGCATTGGTTAGTTCATCAAATATTTTTTTACACTGGTTATATACAGGGGCAATCCAAGCACCTTTTTGATTTGGTGTTTTTAATAACCAATACAACATTAGGTTCTGGGCAAGTAATGATTTACCGAACTGACGTCCTGTAGCTACTATACCGAACTTGTGTACTGAATCAGCAAACCCGTCAATGATTGCTTTCTGACCCTTATGTGGAGAAAATAACTCGACCTGCATATTTGTCTTTAACTACTTTTAATGCCTCAGATTTAGTGTTGTATTTACCTATAATTTCTGTACCATCGAATACTAACCAATAGCTTACTTTACTATGCATTGTTTCTAATATCTGAATCATAATATTTCTGTATTGCCAAAGTCAGGTGATAATTCATTACCCCAGCTTAGTCTTACGTTACCATCAATTTTTGCCTCGATACGTTCAATTTCACCACCTTTGATTTTGTTTTGGTATTTAATTACCTCTAACCATACTTTTCTATCATTATCATTGATAGCAGATTCTTTAACCTGTTCTAATTCGATTAATGTTTTTTCTACTGTATGTTGAATATTGTCAGCAAAATCCTTAGTTAATACCTCCCAAGCCTCTTTCCATAATGTGTTGGCTTGTTTGTTGTTAATGTCGTATTTCTCCCTTGCCCAATTAGTGAATTGAGTCCAACCCGACTTATGTTGTAGTATATATTCTACACACTCATCAAGATGTGTATTGTGTTGTAATTTGTTTGATTTTTTCATCGCGTGTTATATTATATAAGTATATACGATACTTTAATGATACATATCGTCCCGTAAATTTGAGGTCGTTTAATTGTGATTTATTCCTTTGAAATGATAAGCCCATTTGTTGTCGTCGTATAATTGTTTTATATTGTCTATATTAAACGGCCATTCGTGTTTCATAAACTCGGCCGCAAAATATATTTTTGTTGATCTTAACGTAGTAGTTATTCTATCTTTAGCAATGTATATTTTATTTTGTGTTCCGTATTTTGCGTTAAAGATTCTACCTAATGAGGTAATACAATAATTGTCACAATCACCTTCAAACATATAATATTGTTCATCTGGTAGTAGTAATGATTGTATTTTTTCCTCATTTTGTGCTGATGTTACTTCAGTTAGAAAATGTTCAGGGTATAAGTCATCTAAATCAACATCTTGCCCCATTACTTTTTTCTCAATCATATCCCAAGCTTTATCACCATCTAAATAAGTAACAAACATTGAACTAGTATAGTGAGGTTTTCCCATTATTCTGTTAATCCTGAATTACCTTTTGGTTTGCGAGATGATTTAGCAGACGTTTTAGGTTTACCTGTTGATTTACCTGTAGTACCAGTAGTTGTTTTTACTCTAATTTCATTAGGTAATGTTTGTACCTCAGTAACTGCCTCATTCATAATTTCACTTGGTTGAATTTGTACTGGCGGGTAAGCTATGTCCTCAATTTGTGTAGCATATTGTCCTAAACGTGAACGCCATACATTATATGTTGCTACATACTCACAAGAACAACCAGGTATACTTACTTGTTCCTTGAAAGCATAATTATGAGCATTTCTCCACCATTCTAATGTTTGATGGTTTATCCTATAGCCCGCTTTAGGAAATACTTCCTCAATAATATAGCGTGCTTGTGCTTGTGTTATTTCTGTGTTAAAATTAATCATTATTATGAATATTATATAATGGTTTATAGTTATTAATGTATTCTTTTTCTAATTGCTTTATAAGTGTTATATCACATTCCTCTAATACTTTCCATACTAATGAATTGTGTTTGGACAATGTTGTATATAATTCAATATGTGAAGGACGATGTTTAGCTGCTTTATCTAAATGGTTAACAGCATATTTGTGATTGATTATTCTAGCTGTAACTGATTTACTACCTCCAATATACAGACATTCGTTTGTTTCACCATCAAAACAACCATATACACCTTTAATTTTATTAAGATATTGATGTTGTCCTAATCTATGTGTTTGTTTGCCTTTAGCAGTTTTATAATACTGCTTTTGTTTTTCTCTTGCTTCTGGTGTTGCGTTATATATTTTCATATACGCACGTTTTTGTTCTTTATTCATTGCCATTTATTATTAGTGATACGTTTGTTCTATTTTATCATATATGAATTTGAAGATATGGGAAAGATATGAGATTACCAAACCTAACCAAAGAGACTGGGTGATAGCCAAACCTAACCATAATCCTAAACATTTGTGACAGAAAAATAACTTACCAAAATACCAGGGTAAATTATACATCTTTAATTTAATCTTTAAATCCTGAAACGGTTCAAAATCCCAAGCTAAAAAGTTAGCCAGTAATGCTATACCTATAATTTCAATCATTCCTTAATTCATTTAAGTATAAATCTACTTCTTTTCTAATTTTAGCACGCATATTACGTTCACGTTGTTCTTTACGTGTTTTTAGTTGTCTATAACGCGCTACTAATGTTGGTGCGATAAGAGTGATGACTGATGATAAAAACGCAGTTAATATAAAATATATAATATTCATAAGTTTTGTTCTTTTCTACATTCGGTTCTAATAATTTCTAATCCTTCGTTTATTGCTTTTCTTAAATGACGTAATGCGATGCCGTATTTTTTATTTAATTGGTCATATGTCATACCTTTAATATAATAATCAGTAACTAATGGTTTATGATAAAAATCTAATTTTTCTAGCTGGATAAGCATACAATCATAATCAGCATCTTCTTTAATAGCTATTTCATCATATTGACCTGTAACATATGCTTTATCAGTTTCTGCAAGATATACTCCCCTGTAATTATAGCTATCTCTTCGTATGTGAGACCAATATGGACTTGTACTTGACCTGAGATTTAATGACATTGAACGACCCATATAATTAAGGATAGCATCATCAGTAACACATACTTTATACTGGTAATCTATTGGTTTCTTAGTTAAAAATTGTTCCATACAGAAACTTAATAAATCTGAGTATAGATGATAATTGTAACTTGTAATACGTTGTTCATCTTTTAGCATTTTAGGATAATGTTTAGAGATAGAGTGATTAATTAAATCACGTTTTTCATCATCTGTTAATTCATCAACTTTATACATCGATTATAATTATATTGCCTGAATGTTAAAATCACCAGTTTAATATATCTTCTATTTCATTATTATTAGGTATAACACGTCCAGGTATAGATGATGATGTATGTCGTTTAATGTTAACCGATGTAGTAACCTCATTTTCATTCTCATTCTCATTTACATTAACATTTACATTAACATTGTCATTATCGATACGGGGCCATAAAATATTTACCGGTTCCGGTTTTGTATTTACCGGTTCCGGTAATTTTTTTGCTTGAGCCGATTTTTGAGCTCTGGAAACGGCCGCTTGATATTTGGTATCGTCTTGTTCCAGTAAAAATTTCATACCAGCCCAAACTAATTTTAGTCCTGTAGTATCTAATGTTGGTTCATCACCACGTGAATACTTAAATAAATTCATTAACATTGTTGCTTTTTCCTCAGTAGTGAGGATTTCGAATTGCTCTTCCCAGGAGCCGTAAACGTAAAAACGTTTTTTGATGTGTGTAGTCATATTATTTGTTTTTTATAGTTGTTTTAAAAAAAATGGGGAACTTCGATAAACAGCGAACTACACTTCGCTAAAAATCTCTGTTCCCCGAATATCTTATTACAATGGTGTAGCATTGATGTATTGGTATCGGTAATACGTATGTAAAGATAAATAAAAAACATCATTTCTCCAAACTTAATTAGGAATGTTTTTTGTTCGTATGTATATTCAACATATGAAAATCACAAACGAGGATAAAATTAAAATATTTTACGGTTGGTTAGGCCAACGTTTTAACACATTCGAACAAGCGAGTGAAGGTGCACCTATTAGTTTTTTAGCTAAGGATAATGAAGGTAAAGAATATTATGTTTACGTTCAGGTAGCAAACGAGCGTTCAGTTTTTGAACGTGAGAACACAGGTATTGCAATTAAAAATACCCATTTTTATCATTTATACGCTATGATGTCTCAAGGACAAAATGTATTCTGGTTTGAAGCATTCGAAAATGGATATATGTTGTTTTACCTGAATGATTGTCTTACACCTGAGCAATTAAATGTATTACCTGAACAAACATTGATTGGTGTAACCTCTGCTTTGCACGTAGAAAAACCAACAACAAGAATTGATGCTGGTGATGGTAAATACATTAAATTAGCAGAATCATCAACTAAACCTACAATTATACAAGGTTCATTGCCATTAGGTAAAGTACCTAAAGCTAAAGTTAATAAACGTAAAAAATAATTATTTACCCTGTCCTCTATACTTAGAGACAGGTGTTGCCTTGGGTCCGCTTTGTTTAAATGCAGACCCCTTTTTTTTGGTTTTAGGCTTAAATTTAGCTATTGTACCTAATTTAACTTTCGCCATTAGTATCCAAAATATTGTTTAGTAGCAAAATAATTATTGTATATAACATTACTATCAAAATCAGCAATGTTTGGTGAAACTAATATTTGTCCAACGTTATAAGTACCTCCATCAGAACCAACAAGAATTCTTTGACTACCACCATAAGGAGCACTACTACCAAATGTAGTAGTACCTACAGAAAGTCCATTTACATAGGCAGTAAATGAAGTAGTTCCAGTAGTTACTGCTATATTAACCCATTGATTTAATGTATTATTAGCAGCAAAACCTAAAGATTGACCTCGAAAATATACAGCCATATTTCCATTAGTACGAACACCAATTCCAAGCATATTAGCACCTGAAGCACCTTCATCACCTAAAGATATTAACCCTCTAGTATCATTAATTCCTGGAGTATATACCCACGCCTGCATCATTATGACATCAGGAGGTTGAATACCAAATAAACTACCTGAACCATAACTTGATGTAGTCATTGTAAAGTAGTTAGTAGGAAAATAACCACCTTGTTGAGTAAATGTAGGTGAATTTATTAAATTTATACTACCAGATGCTATAACAGGAGGAGCATTATATGTGGCTATGTTATTCCAAATAGAACCTGAACCTGGATATGATGTAGTATCCCAAGTATTAAAATTACCTATTAAGGTGTTAGATTTAATTTGTCCATTAGAACCAAATCCTATTTGATTTACACCTAAATAAACATTACCTAACTCATATGAGTCAACTAATTCTTTTCCTATTTCTGTATTACCTAAGTATATTGGCATATTTTATTGAAATTGATATCTTACTATTACTATCCCTGAACCACCTACAGCAGCTGGTATTTGAGGATTACCTGAACGGTTACCACCTCCACCACCACCAGTATTAGCTACTCCAACACCTGATAATTGGCCTGGATCATTACCTCTTGCTCCGTGTCCACCACCACCTAATCCACCAGATGAAGTAATAGCAGTATTGTCACAGCCTCCGCCTCCACCACCACCAAAATAACCAGCGGGTAAACCATATCCAATTGTAGAAAAATCATCAAGGTATATACCATCACCACCATCACCTCCTATTTGAGCACTTCCACTTAAAAAGGCAACACTTCCTATTTGAGTAGCACCACCACCACCTCCACCAGCAACACCTGAACCAGCAGATAATCCACCACCATTATTACCATAACCAGTTCCACCACCACTATTACCTTGACTACCTGAACCTGGTAAACCACCTGCTTGACCACCAGCACCACCACCAGAACCACCAGAAATTAGAGTAATAAAATCTAAACTACCTCCTCCACCACCTCCAATAGCAGTAATATCATTGAATATAGAATCTCCACCATTAGAACCAGTAACCATATTATTGATAGAAGAAGAATTAACTGAGCCACCACCACCAACAATTACGTTATATGAACCTGAAGTTACGGTATATGAGGCATTATTAACAACACCACCAGCACCTCCACCTCCACCGTGTCTTCCACCTCCACCACCACCACCAGCTACAACAAGAACATTAACAGAAGCAGTTACTTCATTAAGTATATTAAATGAACTTGTAGCAACACTTGTAAATACGTGATATTTAAAATTACCAGAAGTAACAACAGTACCACCAGAGGCACTAATAAAAGTAAATTCCGCGGCTGGTGATTTTATAAACGCAAATGGTGTAAACATATATTATACGAAGTTTTTAATGTTACTTAAATATAAACTTGAAGAATCAAATGATATAAATGTTATAATATCTTGAGCATTAGCACCTTGTGTAGGACTATAAGCACTTCCACTTATTTGTTTTACACTTGAAGGAAATGTTATTTGTCCTGAACCTGTAGTAGCTGGTTGAGATATTCTTACGTTAATTGTCTGTCCTGGTAGTATATTAGAAGGATTAACAAATGTTGTTGAACCATTTACTAAAGTTAGTGTATAAAAATTACCAGTTGAACAATCAAGTGATGCTGTATTTGAACTAATTGATAAAGCACCAACATTACCTCTTAATGAACCAGTGATTACAGTATCATCTTTTAATGTAGTTGCTCCAGTGACATTTAAAGTACTACTTAAATTAACTGAACCTGTAAATGTATGAGTAGTTTGATCATAAATAAACTCACCATCAGTCATTGTAATAGCATTTGCTGTACCACCAGCATAATTTCTACCTGCTAATATAAAATCTTCATCAGCGCCATCTATACGACCTGCTACTATTGTATTAGTACTTAATTGAGCAAATGGTTTAGTATCTACTAACCAATAATCAGCAGAAGCTGTGTTATTGATAGTTATAGCTACGTTAGTAGTTGCACCTGCTGTAGTTACTTGTTGTAAAGTAGGGATTGTAAAGTTTGAAGCAAACGAAGCAGTAGTAGCAAACGAAGCACTTGTAGCAAATGATGAACTTACAGCTTGTGAAGCCGAAATAGCAAATGAAGCAGATGTTGCTGTTAAAGCAAACGATGATGTAGTAGCTGTATCTGCATTACCTTGTAAAGTCCCTACAAATGTAGTAGCATTTATATTGGTTGTTGCTAATGTATTTGTAAATGGATTATATGTTAAACCAACATCTACTCGTTGTGAATCATTACCTGTTAACGAATCTACAAATGATACATAACGTGTAGCATTAGAAGAATCAGCAACTATAGTGGTTTCAGTAGCTACATCGGCTAATTGAGCAGCAGTAGCAGAAGCAACGTTATTTACAGTATTTGTAAATGTTGAACCATCACCTTTAGTATATGTGATAGTAGCATTTACTACTGAGGCAGTTACTAATAATGAACCTGTATTTACTGTTACTGCTGAACCTGTGTTTACTGTAACATTAAATGTTGAAGCATCACCTTTAGTAAATGTAATTACGTTATTAACCGCTGAAGCTGTAATTAACAATGATGCTGTTGATTGAGGCACAGCATTTAAAGCAAATGAAGCTGTAGTAGCAAAACTTGAACTAACTGCTTGTGAAGCCGAAGTAGCAAACGAGGCTGTACCTAATAGGCTACCTGTAAACCCTAATGTTGCTGTTACTGAACCTGTTACTGTTTGGTTACCAACAAACGTATTTGAACCTGTTGTAGCAAAAACAGCTGAATTAAATGGTACTGAACCTGAAATAATATATAATGTATTAGCATCAGGTGAACCAATTGAGTTATATTCTGCTTGTGTTAATGTTACAATCTGTTGGACAGCAGGTGAAGTTGTATAAGTATCTGTATTATTACCTATTACATTCCCTGTTACTGAACCTGATACGTTTAATGAACCAGATATTGTTTCATTACCTATAAACGTGTTTGAACCAGTTGTAGCAAATGAACCTGTGTTAATAGAAGGAGCATTTAAAGCAAATGAAGCTGTAGTAGCAAATGATGAACTAATAGCTGTAGAGGCAAAACTAGCACTAGTGGAATTAGTTGCAAATGAAGAACTTATAGACGCACTTACGTTGTTTATAACGTTAGTAAATGTAGTTCCGTCGCCCTTGGTGAATGTTATAGTATCATTGTTACTAGACGCTGTTAGAACGTTATTTAACGCTAATGATGCGGTTGAAGCAAACGATGAACTAGTAGTTGTATTTGATGTTGTAGCAAATGATGCTGAAATAGCATTTTGTGCTAGTGATGCTGATGTAGCAAATGATGAACTTATAGCTTGTGAAGCTGATACTGCTTGTGAAGCCGAAGTAGCAAATGATGAACTAACAGCAGTTGTAGCAAATGATGCTGAAACAGCTACGCTCGCACTATCGGCGTTTACTACGTTATTAGCTGTAAGAGCAAATGTTGAACCGTCACCTTTAGTGAATGTTGTAGTTGCGTTGCTTATAGACGCTGTAGTAACAAATGAACCAGTATTAATAGGTGTTACATTTAAAGCAAACGATGCTGTAACAGCATTTTGTGCTTGTGAGGCACTTACCGCATATGAGGCACTTGTTGCTACACTTGCACTATTAGCATTTACTACGTTATTTACAACATTATTAAATGTAGTTCCGTCGCCTTTAGTGTATGTTATAGTAGCATTTGATACTGAGGCAGTTACAAGTAATGAACCTGTATTTACTGTTACTGCTGAACCTGTTGCTATAGTTACTGGGAACGTAGAACCATCACCTTTAGTAAATGTAATTACGTTATCAACAGCACTTGCTGTAGTTAATAATGAGGCTGTGCTTACTGTTGTACCTGCATTTAAAGCAAATGATGCTGTTACAGCATACGATGATGATGTAGCAATACTCGCAGTAGACGCGTTAGTAGCGTTTATAGCAAACGAACTACTTGTAGACACCAAGGCATATGAAGCAGATGTAGCTACGTTACTATACGAGGCACTTACAGCTGTAGTTGCTGTATCGGCTTTAGAGGCAGTTATTAATAAACTACCTGTGATTGTATCCCCTAAACCAGTCTGTAATTCACTTCCACTTATTTGTGTTAAAAACTGGAATGATTGACTAATGTAGAGGTTGGTTAAATTTCTTCCCATTATATTTTAAAAATTAGATACATTGTTTTGATAAGCACGGTAAGGATACTGTGGAAATTGAGGATAACGTGAATCATAAATTGGTAAACCACATTCACGTGCTTGTCCAGCGTGGTAACCTCTTCCATTACGTCTCATAACAATTGGTGATTTATATTGAATGCCGAAGTCCGGATACATCTGTTGCAACTCTACATTTCCATTTAATTCTGGATATAAACCTTGTTTTTGAATTAAATAATTTGTTAGGCGCTCCTCGTAGAATTGTTTTTTATTTTCTACTGATTGTCTTTTTCTATTATACCAAGTGCCATCTACTTTCTCACTATTTTCTCCACCTGTAGGAGACAACAAACCATTGTTACGAGGACGAATATAAATGTCCTCTAAAGCATAATAGTATGCAGCGTATAATAAGGCGTTTTGAACCCAATTTAATACTAAATACTCATAATCACCTGTTAAGGTATTGGTTTTAATTTTATCTAAAATTGCCTCGTATAATTTAGTACCTAAAATACGCTGCATTTCAATGTCCTGTGCTTCACGAACAGCGTTCTTCAGTAATTTACTATCTACGTTATTGTTTATGTCAGTGAATTGACGTAGGTTTTCTTCACTGATAATGAGTACATCAGTCATTGTCTTGTTATTAAATTATTATTGTGCTACAACAGTACCTTGTGGGTTATTAACTGTAATAGCTTGGATTGTACTTGCTGTAACAGCAGTAAATGTAGTTCCTGATGACAATACAAATCCAGATACACCAATTGATGAACCTGAAATAGTAATATTAGCATCAGCAGTAGCAGTAATTGAACTAAATGAACCTGTTACAATACCAGAACCAGCAGGACCATACATTGAAGCACCTCCAAAAGTAAGTGTTGTACTACCTGATACTGCAGAATATAAAGTATTTAAGTTATAAGCATTATCATAACTACCTGTTGCTCCTATAGAGAACAATAAACCAGTAGAAGCTGAAACAGCACTTGTAATACCTTGTAATCCTGAATATACTGTAGCACTGTTAGCTGCTGAAGCTGAAGCATTAAATACCGCAGAGGCAGTAGCTGTAAAGTTAGCAGCACTAGTAGCAAATGGTACATCATTAATGTAAATGGTATCTGCTGTATTTGTTTGAGCTGCTGAACCTGAATAGAATACAACTCTAACACCTTCTACTGAAAATGCTGTAATAGCTGCTGATCTTAAGGAAGCAGTAGCTGATGATGATACATAAGTATCGGCATAGCTACTTGAAACAAAAGCAATATCAAAATTGGCAGTTGCTGGAGTAGCTAATTGTCCTGTATTTGCGGGAGTAGTTCCGCTGATTACTGTGATTGGCATATTTGTATATTATTAATTAATTGGTTGTTCTTGTCCTGCTTGGTTAATGTTAGGATCGTTAACTCTATCGGCACGTTCAATTTGTGCCTCAAGTACGTTATCTTCACCTACTTCGCTTTCTTGTCCTGTAACTACATCAACTTCTTCTTTACCATCGCTATATAATTTAAGTTGTTCAATACCTAAAATATAATCATTACCAAAGTTAATTTTTAATATTTCATCAAAACAATCTAAGATTGCTTGTTGGAATGGCTTAATTACTGTATTTGTAAACAATAAATAAGCTTCTGATGTTTCTGTTCTACCACCTAATTGTCCTTCTGTTTTAATACCTAACATCATAGGTGAAGTAATACGGTGGGCTGTAAGTATTTTTTGCGTTACTAAATCGTTTATCGTTGTATAATAAACATCTGTTCCGTTTGAGTCAATAGGGGTTATGACTGGTGCATTTTCTGGACTATCAACGTCCATATAAATTAATGAACCAGCGTTTTCAGTTCCACCATATTGGTTACGAAGCATTATTTCAATTGCTTCTCTTTCCTCTTCATTTGCATTCGTAAAAGTTGTAATTGCTAATGATGGTACAACACCATTACTAATGTTGTTAAGGTGGAAATTATCAATTTGTGCATCTAATTCTATTACTTTTAAAGCACCTACATAATCGGGTACTGGATAGTACTTCATACCAGGACGATAGTCTTGGTAAACGTAAATTTGTGATGGTTCCTCGTTTTTTCTTAACGGATTATATACAGGTAAAAATGGAATATCTTCTAATGATTGATTAACGTATCCGCTAATACCATTCCATTCATCCCAAATGTAATAACCTGGTACCTTACCTCTAAAATTCTTTTCTTTAGCACGCAAGTATGAAAAATCAATATGATATACTTCAGCAATCTTGCTTCTATCTTTAGACCAAATTATTTCTAAAGCAAACCCACCAAATAATTTAAAATCTTTAGCTACTTTTTTAAGCAAATCGTTCCACGATTCACCTTCATAGTTTGCAAAATCTAATGTCTCGGGTCTATCACTTGTTAAACCATTACCTACAATTGAATCAACTGTAGCGTTAATGCAAGTCCCGTGAATTGATGAATAGTTCATCAAATCGATTAATTTATTAGGAAAACCATTATCCGCACCAAAACTAATATAGAATTGATTTTTACGTTCAATTAAACTAATGCGTTCATTAGTTTTACTATTACGTGGAATAGTTTTAAATGTATATTTTTGACTCATTATTATGGATAATTATAGGTAGTATAAGTACCTCCGTTTGCTGGTAATAAATATGTGGTTGTATTTACTCCATTGCTACCTGAAATAAATGCCCTATCTGTTGAAAGTAAAACAGTTTTAGTAAAAGCACCTGTCCCAGCCCAGGTGTTTGAAGTATTTACCCATAATGTTGCTTGAGAACCCCAAGTGCCTAAAACAGATGCTTGTGTAAATTCCCAAATGTTTACATTATATTGTCCTGAAGCAGTTGGTAATGTTGAACCTGTTACTTGAAATACTAACCAAGGATTTGTAGGACCTGGTGTATTGATTAAAGTAGCAATTACATCACCTTTCGTAGAATAATCGTATGACTGAGTAAAGTCAAGTAAAACTTGAGTAGTACCAAGTGATGCTGTAACGTCAGGGTAAACTGCACTTGAATTTGTTGTGGAAGAAACGTTTAACTGTAGCATAGTTTACTTTCAACCAAGTAGGGGGTTAACACATTAGTGCAACCCCCATTTGGTTTAGATTAATGGATTAAATAGTAGTTGAGTAAGAGGTAATTGTAATACCACTTAAAGAACCAGTGAAGGAAGTAGCTGAACCGCTAATTTCTGAAGCAGGGTTTGGTTCGTTTCCTGAGAATACCAAATTGTAACCGTTCAAATCACTGAATGCAGTTCCAGTTGCACTGGTACCACTCAATAACTGAGCTCCGTTTACTTGGCCCATCAAGAACCAACGAGCGGCTCCGTTTTCACTACCGTTATTAGTTTCAATAACAATTGATAGATTAGGGTTTTGTGCTAATACTCTTACTTGGTTGCGAGTCGCAGTTTGCATTTTGAAGAATACAGCGTTACAAGTTTGGTTGTAAACTACTGTACCAT